GGTAATGCAGATGTGGATTACCCATTGAATCCTTATTTTCCTGCATTTATTACAGTAATAGACCATTTGGAAGAATTAGAGAGGATTGCTTTCTATTCTGTGTATATATGTTCCTTTTATAGGCATGGTAAGAAGCTACCTATTAAGTCTATAGCTAGCGAAATGGGAATCAATAAGGCTAACTTCTATAAGAAAGCTAACAACGTGGCTAGGAAGTCCTGGCGTAAGACAAAAGACCTTTCTATATTGAGTAGAAAGATGGTTAAACAAGAAGATATCATAATAGATTAAAATGTATCCCAAACTGGGATACGAAATAGTGAGATACTTTTTTGTCAAAACGATGTACATTTTCGATAAGGTGGCTTAAGTCACGTATGCACCATGGATAAAAGGAAAAAGTTAACACCCCCACAATGGTATGAAATAGAGCAAAGAGTTCTCAATGGGGAATCTCAAAGAGCTTTAGCTAAAGAATTCGGTATGTCTTCCAGGGGTCTTAACAAAGGTGTAGGCGAAAAAGTGAAAAAAATAGCACAAGCAGCTACTAAATTAGCTGATGCACAAAAGGCATTAAATTCCTTACCAATTTCGGGGAAAATTAGTGCTCAAACTTTAGCAGAAAAACTCATGTCTATTACAGACAATCTTTCTAGCGCTGCAGAGGTAAGTGCTCGAACGGCTCATCGCCTTTCAAAACTCGCTAATGAGAAAGTACAGAATATAACAAGCGATAACCTCGAAGAAGAAGCAGGAAATCTTCTTATGGTTAATGGCTTAACAAACATGGCAAATGAAGCTTCTAAGATTCCTTTAGGGTTATTACAGAGTAATAAAGAGCAAGTTCAACGACTTAACGAACCCGAACAGGAAAAAGTGAAGACGCTTGATGACTTCTACGCTCGCAGAACTTCCTAATCCTGATCCAACCTTAAATCCTTGCCTTGAGGATTTCTGGTTAACTCCTGCTCGTAACCGCGTTTTATATGGCGGACGATCAAGTTCTAAGTCTTGGGACGCAGCAGGCTTTGCAATATTCCTTAGTAATAGTTGCAAAATTCGTGTACTTTGTACCCGACAGTTCCAAAGCAAAATTGAAGAATCTGTATATACATTACTTAAAATACAGATCAATAGGTTTAATTTAGGCCACAGATTCAGAATCCTAGAAAATAAAATCATTAACCGTTATACAGGCAGTGAGTTTATTTTTTATGGTTTATGGAGATCAATTGACGAAATTAAATCTCTTGAAGGTATTGATATACATTGGGCAGAAGAAGCTCATTTACTTACCGAAGAGCAATGGGAAATATTAAACCCTACTATTCGTAAGCAAGGATCACAACATTGGATCATTTTTAATCCACGTTTGGTAACAGATTTTGTATATCGCCGTTTTGTAACCAATCCTCCTCCCAATACAATAGTTAGGAAGATCAATTACAATGACAATCCGTTCCTTAGCAACACAATGTATGCTGAAATTGAAGCTGCTAAAGCAGAAGATTACGAGAATTACCTGCATGTATATGAAGGCAATCCTAAAAGCGACGACGAAGAATCTGTTATTAAGCGCTCTCATGTCATGGCTGCTATTGATGGCCACAATGCTCTTGGTATTCAAATTAGTGGAATACGTAGAATCGGTTTTGACGTTGCAGATGCAGGCGAAGACTATTGCGCCATGGTGGAATCTTATGGTTCATTAAACGTTTGGGCTGATCAATGGAAAGCTAAAGAAGATGAACTTCTTAAGTCTTGTACTAAAGTTTGGTCCAAAGCAAGAGAATTAAATGCTTTAATAGTTTATGACGCTATTGGGGTAGGTGCTACCTCAGGGGCTAAGTTCAATGAGCTTAATACCTCTCATACAATTAGGATTGAACACCAGAAGTTTTTTGCTGGGGGTGCAGTAGCTAAACCTGATTCCCAATACCAAAGATCGGGAATTAAGAATCGGGACTATTTCTCAAACATCAAGGCACAAGCTTGGTGGTTAGTAGCAGATCGATTCCGCAATACATATAATGCGGTAAGAAATGGACAATCCTTCAACGATGATGATATGATCTTCATTGACGGCAATATGCCTCATTTGAATCAGTTAATAGACGAACTTACTTCGCCTAAACAAGACTATGATAATGCTGGCAGAGTTAAAGTTGAAGGCAAAAAGGATTTAAGTAAAAGAGACATTGCATCGCCCAACTTGGCTGATGCTTTTATCATGGCTAACTTATCGGGCGAGATGCGCAAACGTTCGTACTTTGGATAACAAAATTTTATGTTTAAATGGCTATTAGGAAAATCAGAGGTTCAAAAAGAACCTGAACAGCCCAAGCCACGTAGAAGTTTATTCAGCACTCATGAATTTGATACCCTTGATACTGATAGGGTACGTAATGACGTAGCAGATCAACTCCACGCATTGCAAAGAAAGCAACCCGTATTCCATGGTGACTTTGCTATGGACGATTCAAGCAATGGTATTGCTAATTTTAAAATGTATGCCAATGGGATGAATACAGTTTCAGATGCTGTTATTGGTTGGTATGCTTCCCAAGGATTCATTGGCGCACAACTATGCGGCATCATTGCCCAAAATTGGTTAGTTAATAAAGCATGTGCAATGCCTGCTGACGATGCTATTCGTAAAGGTTATAACATTGTCACTACTGATGGTGATGAGCTTGATCCTGAAGCAGTAAAAATTCTTAAGTCTTATGATAAGTCATTAAAGCTTGAATGGAACATGCGTGAGTTTATCCGCAAAGGTAGAATCTTTGGTGTTCGCATTGCAATGTTTAAAGTGCAGTCCACTGATCCTCAATACTATGAAAAACCATTCAACATTGATGGCGTTACNCCTGGTTCATATAAAGGTATTGTTCAAGTTGATCCTTACTGGACTGCTCCTATGCTCGACGGTCCAAGCGCAAGCCAACCTGACACATTGCACTTTTACGAGCCGACCTGGTGGATTATCAATGGTAAAAAAGTGCATCGCTCNCACCTCATTATCTTTCGTCATGCTGAACCAGTAGACGTACTTAAGCCTCAATACATTTATGGCGGCATACCGCTAACACAACAAATCATGGAGCGTGTATACGCTGCTGAACGTGTTTCTAATGAAGCTCCACAATTAGCTATGTCCAAACGGACTACTATTTGGCTTACTGATATGGAAGCAGTAATGACCAATACAAATGATGCTGTTGGTAGATTACAGACTTGGGCGCAGTTCAGAGATAACTATGGTATCAAGTTAGGCGATAAAGAAGGCGATGAGTTCAATCAGTTTGATACTTCATTAGCAGACTTTGATTCGCTTATCATGACTCAATACCAATTGGTAGCAGCTATTGCTGGCGTACCAGCCACTAAGCTCCTTGGTACTTCTCCTAAAGGCTTTAATGCTACGGGTGATTATGAAGAAGCTAGTTATCATGAGTTATTGGAGTCTATTCAAGCTCATGACTTAACNCCATTAGCCGAACGTCATCATCAGTTAGTTATTAAAGCTTATGTTGAGCCACAACTAAAAATGAGAATGGACGTTGAAACCACTTTGAACTGGTTGCCGCTTGATACACCTACAGCTAAAGAGCTTGCAGATACTAACTTAACTAAAGCTCAGACTGGTCAAACATTGATTACTTCAGGTGCATTATCCAGTGAGGATGAGCGCCAACGTATTGCTACTGATAAGCAATCCGGCTACAATGAAATGGGTTTAGAAGACCAAGATATGCCTGATGAAGGCGAAGAGCTTGCTGATGAAGATTTACTTGATACTCAAGACCAAAACTTTGATGATCCTGAAGTAGGCGGTGGCCCAATCGGTAAAAAGCTTGCAGTTGCTCAAGATGCTGATGATGAGAAATGGATTACTGTTAAAGGAGCTCATATACTAGTGAATGGTAAAGGCGACGTTATCAAAGGTCCAGATATCACCCATGAACATATAGAAAAACATTTCAAACAAGTAAGCCAAGAAGAAGGTTTAGCATACCATAAAGAGCACAAATTATATTTTGGTGAAGAGCATAGAAAAACTGGCATTGAAACTCATCATAAAATGGATAGAGACCTTCAACGTGTTGAAGGCGTTCATGCCGTTAGTATAGCTCCTAATAAATCTAAATCAGGCAAAGAAGAACATTACTTACCTAAAACAGAATCAGAAAAAAAAGAACCAAATAGCAATTCTGGCGAAAAATCGGATAAAGCTTATGCCTTAAGTTCTAAAGGATCTTCACAAGAAGCTATCAATGCTCATATTGAAGCCATTAAGGCTTATGAAGCAGAAGGCAAAAAAGAATTAGCTAATCGCCATAAAGAAATGGTAACTAAGCACATGGTTAACCTTTCGGGGAAGAAAAAGCAATCCCCAGAAGGACCACCTCCTACTGCAGAAGAACGTCGTAATAATGATCATGGAGCAGGAGCTAAAGCAGATGCAGCTTATGCGTTAAGTTCTAAAGGCAATTCAATGGAAGCATTTAATGCTCATAATGAAGCAGCAGAAGCTTACCAAGGTGAAGGCAAAGAAGCTTTAGCAAAACGCCATAGAGACACAGCAAGAGAAATATTTACGGCCCTTCGATATAAGAAGTAAACATGCCAATCCGCAAACCTATCTCTAAAGACGGAGCAATAGGCAAAGCATTAAGTCCAAATGCAGGAATATCCGCAGACTTTGCTAAGCCTATTACTAAGTTGATCGGTTTGATGTATCGTGATACTTTAAGAGAACTTAAAGCAGTATTTGAAGAAACAAACTTTGTTTCTGCTATGGATGCTTCTACAAGTAGTCAAGCAAGAATAGCTATGAACCGCTTAATGAATAAGTGGTCTGATAGGTTTGATGATATTGCTAAGGGTATAGTAGATCGCATGATCGCACGTACGCTTAAGAACTCTTCAGTGACTTTAGCTTTATCTCTTAAAGAAGTTAGTGCTAATTTTGAAATAGACACTACTTTAATCAATGAACGGCTAACTGAAGTCATTAAAGCTAGTACACAAGAAGCAGTAATGCTGATTAAACGTATACCAGAAAGATTCCTTGGTGATGTGCAAGGACAAGTTATGCGGAGCATTACTACTGGTAAAGGTATGCAAGATTTAATCCCTTACTTAACTAAGAAGTATAATGGCGACGTAAGGCATGCTCGTTTAACAGCGGCAGACCAAACAAGAAAAGCTTATCAATCTATTAACACCTCAAGATTAAAAACTTTGGGGATTAAAAAGTTTATATGGATTCATTCAGGAGGCGGTAAAGCTCCACGTTTAGACCATATAAAAATGTCAGGTAATGAGTATTCGTTCGACGATCCTCCCGTAATAGGTAAAATGTACGGTAATGAAGTACGAGGATTACCGGGAGATTTACCTAATTGCAGGTGTATTTATAAACCAATCATCAACTTTGATTTAGAGGATTAAACATGAAAGATCAATTAAATGCAGTGGAATCAGCAAATATAAGCATTGCTTCTGTTGCTGGTTTGGGCGAATCTGCTCAAGCTGAAGGTGTTTACACTTTCAAATGCTTTGAATATGAAGGCGGTCCTCTCCTTTGGGAAGATAAGATCGACAACGTAGTTTGTACCCTTGGTAAAAATCTAATGCTGCAAACAGCTTTGACTGGCTCAGCTTATACAGTGACTGGTCCTTACATGGGCTTAATCTCTAGCGTTTCATATACAGCAGTTGCTGCAGCCGATACTATGGCTTCTCATGCTGGCTGGACTGAAGCTGGTTCTACAAACGCTCCAACTTTTGCAGCTCGTGTTGCTCCTGCTTTTGGTACAGCTTCTGCCGGCGCAATTTCTACTAGTTCTGCTACTAGTTTCACAATGACTGGCGCAGGTACTTTAGTAGGAGCGTTCATTACTTATGGTACCGGCGCAGTGACTACTTTGATGAGCACAGCAGGTACATTGTTATCAGCAGGCGCATTCACAGGCGGCAATCAGCCAGTTAACAGTGGTAACGTAGTTCAAGTTACTTACTCCCTCAGCTTATAATCAAGGAATAAATCATGCCTAAATTTACCCAAGGTCAAGAAGTATCTCAAGTCATTACTGCTCCAATTACTGGCACAGTAACTAAGTTTGCATTTGATGAAAACACTGGCGAAATCGTCTTTTTAGTATCTTATAAAGATGCTGATGGAGAAGACCAAGCTCGCTATTTCAAAGAAACTGAAATCGCTGCGGTCTAATCATGGCTTTTAAATTAGTTGATCGGGTAAGAGAATCCACAATCTCCCCCGGTACGGGTACGGCAACTCTCGCTGGTGCTGCACTTGGCTATCAAACCTTCTCCGCTGGGGTAGGGGCAAATAACACGACTTACTATGTTATTGCGGATCAGTCAGGCGCAAACTGGGAAGTGGGTTATGGCACTGTTGGGGCGGGTGGCACTACGCTTGCCCGTACTACAGTGCTGTCCTCGTCTAATTCTGGCTCACTAGTGAACTTCTCCAGTGGTACGCAAGACGTTTGGGTCGATTACCCAGCAACTAAGGCAGTATTTCAAGATTCAACTGGGACCGTATCTGTCCCAGTATTGTTGACAACTTCAACAACTAACACGACTCCAAATCTTAGTTTTAATGCGTCAAACACTGGCTTTTCTGTTGGCGCAAGTGTTTCAGGAAGTTATCTTCA